ATTATATTTGTAGTCATCATACTTTTCAAACACCTCACGATCTAACTGATCTGTTGGTGTAATGAACTTTGTGTAGTCTGCCTTCTTTAGCTTCTGAAAGCTCTCTACCATATCTGCAAATGTAATTTCTTTAAACGGAAATGGTGGACGTTCTTCTGCAATATAGACCGACAATGTTTCACGAAAAACATCTTTACCATATTTTTCTGTGCAATACTTAAACTCACCTGTATTTAAAACAGGTAAACCATTAGCGTTACAATGCTCACTTAAATACGAATATAGTTCTTCATCATATATCATCCGAACAACGCCTCCAGCGTTCTCTGTGTGCCATAACTTCTATCAATTTCCCAACCAATCGCTTCCATAATAAACTGCAAAGGATCAACATAGGACTTTTCAAACTGTAAATCTATATCTATAAAATCATGCAACTCAAATTCTTTAGGCAATACACTCAAAAACGAAATAACATTAACCTGCAATCTGTTAGGAGTTTTCAATAAGAGATATTTAATCTTCTCACCTTCTTGAATCAACGGATACTTTCTGGTTAGATCCAACTTCTTTAGTAGATGATTATATATTAATGCACCTTTAATATGCATTGGGCATTTTTTCTTAAAGATACTATTACTATCACTCCACTTCCTCAGACCATTTACTGATCTTGGAAATGCAACAGCCTCTATAGGTAAACTCAAAAACTCTTTACGAAAATCTTGTATGAATATATTAACAGCCTTAACATCTTCATTAACTATAACCTTCAATACTTCTTTAATCTTTTCTCTACACGGGCCGGGGGTTGATGACTTGACTGCCTCGATACCCATGATCTTTAACTTGGGTTCTGCATATCTCACACCTTCACTGTCGTGTACGTTTAAGATGTATCGTTTCTTGGCAGTCCATATACCCTTGTCGGCAATGACTTCTCTGGACATTTCCATTCTCTGAGCATACGCTTTTACATACTCGGCCAGTTCCTCATAACAATTATTAATGTAAGGTTCCATTTTCTCTTTAGCGATTTTGTCCAAGAAGTTGATGACTCGTTCTGTTGATACATCAGTTCTCTCGCCAAAAGATTTACGGACCAATTCGTCAAAAGTAACATATATGGAATCTGTATCCGACGCAATAATATAATCTTCGTCTGTAGTCTGTAATATTCCATTGAGGTAATCATTGACTTTGTTTTCAATCCATCTGATCGACAGCTGACCTGATGTGGTAATAGCCGTAGCCATTTTTTCATTGTAATAACGAAAGTATTGATTACCGATAGCACCATATGCACTATTGAGAGCAATCTTTCTGGCCATTTGTATATTGTTATACTTGGAAATTTCTTTAAGATATTTCTTGTCTTTGGTTTCTTCATATCTCCTACTGGCATCTAATGCATATTTCTTAAACTTAACACGATCATCATACATCTTGTCCATTAGTTCTGGAAGAAAACCACTAATGTCTTTTCTAAAACAAGCGTTGTTTGGTGTCACTGTTAATTTATCACCCAGCACATCAGTATTGACTTCTTGTTTCAATAGTAAATCTACACTAATGGCCTCAGGAAATCTTTGGCCAATCATAGTTTCTGGTGAAATGTTATATTGCATAATCAAATGCGGATACAAACTGTTCAAATCAAATGACATTACCCATTTATGTTGCCCGGTCTGAGGATCTTTTACATAGGCACCTTCATACTTTGAACCTTTATTATTGATATCTCTTTGAGGCACTACAATGTCTTTACTACGGAGATAATTATAGATCGTCACATCCCACATACGAACCTGTGAAAATACATCCATATAGTTCACCTTAGCCTCATAGGCCATAGTCAAACACAACTCCAACAATTTCATCTTATCTTCTAATGCATCAACAAGCTCTACATCTTTAATATTATAATCAATGAATGATTGATAATCTTTTGTATACCATTCTCGGAATGTTTCGTAGGGATTATCATCTTTCTGCACACCCAGCTCTACACCAGCTATATAATTCAGAGCATACGATTCTTGATTCTTATATGTGAACTTACGATACAAGTCCATATAGTCCATATTCGCAACACCCCAAATATTATATTTGGTCTGCTCTCTGCCGAATGTTGTAACCTTTTCTTCTGTTACCATATCCCACGGAGACATATTGTTTCGCATTTTATCACCAAATAGTTTAGTGATTCTATTAGCGAGATAAGGTATATCAAAGAATGTGGTGTTCCAGCCTGTTATAACATCTGGCTGAACTTCTACCATGAAACCAACAAACTGTTCTAATAGTTCACGTTCATCTATACAATGAATATACTCAACATCATCTCTAGAATTATTATAATTATAGATACCCCACACAATAATCTTTTTAGTTTTGTGATTCTTTATAGTAATGGCAAGGACTTCTTCTTGAGCCACACCAGGATCTGGAAAACCATTCTCTGATGCTACCTCTATGTCAATGGTCAACATGAGAATTTTATCCATGTTCCATTCTACAAACTCATCATAGTTATCTGCTATCCATACATACGGATATCTCTCCATACCATGAACAAGATCAGGCTGATCTCTATATTGACCAAGAAATTCTCGGGCATCACCAATAGAGCTCAACTGTATAGACTCTACAGGTTTACCCTTTAGAGTTTTAAGCTTTGTCTTTTTCTTTGTAGGGAAATAGAACGTGGGTTTATGACGGACTTTATGCTGCACCCGTTTACCGTTCTCAATCGCACGGATGAGAAGCGTGTTCTGTTTCTGAATTACATTTGTGTAGAAGTTATCTGCCATAGATATAATTATAACACAAACAATCTATCCAGTCAATACTTTTGCTGTATTAACCTCAGGCACTACAATGCCCGACCCGAACGCCTGTCTATAATTACTTACTATTTCCTTTGCAGGATCAGAGATGAAAACAATCCAATCCTTCTCAACTCTTACCTTATTATCTTTGGAAAAAGCTGCCCAAGGACCAAATCCCCATTGCACATTATTACCACCCTGTCTGGGGTCGCCCATCGGTATAATAACCGCAGGATTATCTAACCAAAAGGAAACACCATCCTCATCTTCTTCTATTTCTGCTACTACATCTTCACCCGACTTCAGCCGGAATAATTTAATTGCCATAATTTATATACCTATTCAATTTTCTTTTTTGTACCTATGTTATACTTCGTTTCTAATAACCAATCGTCCTTCTCTCTAAATGATAAAACTTTTATCTGTGATAATGGTGCTCTAGGTTGACAATCACCTATCATACTTACTAAACCCCAATCTTCTAATAACCCTGCAATAGTATTTCGCCTTTCTATGTCATTTATGGAAATGTTGGTTGGCTTACCATCTAGTGCAAACAACTCTTTAAAATGTACTATGAAATAACGTCCTTGTTTATGCAGAATATGACATGATTGGTATAATTTTCTTTCCTTTCTTGAAGCTACACCTATACGGGATAAAGTTTCTCTCACTTTTAGAAAGTCATCGGATTCTCCTAACCCGACCTCTAACATCAGGTCAGGTGTCCACTCCAATTCTTCCATGTTTACCACCTCTAATCAATTTTGTTTTTATTATTTTTATCTGCTCGGCAGTCAAAATCTCTAAGGCTTGTTTTGCCTTTTCATTACTATAGCCATAATATTCTTTCACACATTCTATATTTTTGACTTTAGAAGAACGCATCCATTTTGAAAATCTTTTGCGTTTCCTTATACTATTTAGTAAAAAATCGTTTTGCAATTTGTTATCCAAGAAGTGCATACGATTCATCTCGTTCACATAGAATATAGTATCAGTGAAGGCTGATAAACATTTATTGATTATATAAGCGGGGTATTTCTTCTCCCAAAATTGATCTTCAGAATCCATAAGATTCTTTTTCAGATGATTAATATTGTTTAAATAATCTTTCAGTTGATATTGTTCCATTGTTTTCTCCAATCTGGCTCCGTGACCTGGGCTCGAACCAGGGACAGGCTGATTAACAGTCAGCTACTCTACCTACTGAGTTATCACGGATTAAATTGTGCATTGAAAATTCCATCTGGGCATACTTATAATCATATCATAAAAAGTCTCCGACGATTTAATTGTGCCGTTGGGAAGCACATGATTACAATTATACAGTATTGTCTTGCTATTGTCAATAGAAGAATTGTTTAAATCTATAGGACTTCTATTCTGATGTTTATCTGTCCATTGATATCCATTTTCTGATCTTTCTTCTAGCTTGAAATCTTTTGCTTTAGATACTATAAAGGAATTCTCTATTAAACTTAAATACTTTCCACTCTTACAATCAAAGCCCGAATGAATCATTTGTTGTAAGAATAAAGGAAAGATAAAACTATTGATATGACCTTCTATTAAAGTTTCCGCAGGATGATTTGGAGCACTGATAATCAATACACCATCATCACTAAGCACATCATAAATTCTATCCAAAAACTCACCAACATTTCTTTGATGTTCGATCACATGAGAACAAAACACAACATCAAAATTCATATGTCTTGCCTTAGTATAACTCATAAAATCCATGTTATAGTCAGCCTTATCGGAATACTTATCTACCCCTGTTACTTTAAGGCCGGTGTGTTTCATTATGTCACCGTGAACACCATCACCACATCCAATATCTAAACAAGTCTTATATTTTGTTCCTATGTTCTTTTGTTCAGCTAATAAAAATTCTATAAGAGCAAACCCACCCCATGTAATTTCATACATAATCATCTCGACTACCCCACGTTCTCTGAGTTTCTATTATCTCTGGTGTTTGTTTACCAACTAACCATTGCTTAAACAATGGTGACCACCCTCTCCGGAGATGTGTAATAAAAGCTTCGGGATGAGTCCATACTTCAATACCATCACATTGTAATCTCCAAGATAATTGATGGTCTGATGCTCTACCACAAGGATGTGTTGCAAGAGGATACTTCAACCACATTTCTTTTTTCATACCCGTCAAAGCAAAATTAGCATACGCTGTCTTTAGTGGTTTTTCTCTCGTCTTATATCTAGTCATTGTATCCATAGAAACCCATGGCGGATAGTCCTCACGAACGGGGCCCCAGTCCTCATTTTCAATAGGTGGTAGCTTACCAAAACAAACCGTAGACTCTCGACTAAAATTTCCATTGTCCTCAATATGCATATTCATCCAACCAGTGAATACATCATAACTTTCATCTTCGGTATATTTTAATACACACTCCATAGCCTTACGAGTAAATATGGCATCATCACCACACATAATATAATGCGTATAATTTGTTTCTCTAATGTAATGATTTATGGCCGCCAATACTTGAGGTTCTGTAAATGCTCTAAAGTATGTTACTGGTATATCGACACACTCCTTTATTGATTCCAACGCAGGAATCAATATTCTAGGATTCATTATCAATAAACAAGGATTATAAGCCATGTTCTTTTACTAATTCTGACCATCTAGCAGTTTCTTCTACTAACATATAATCATCCACATTCCATTTATCTAATGCATACATATTAGTTTTTAATCTTCGGGCGGGATTGCCTACCCATGTATGTCCTGGTTCAAGTCTTGATTTCTTAGGCACCACACAACCCATACCAACCATTGAATAAGACCCAACCACTTGGTATTGATGTACTAGACATCCACTACCGCAGTTACTATATTTCATCACATGAACATGACCAAGCATTATAGCATTACAACTCAACGTCACCCCATCTTCTATAACACAATCATGTGCAACGTGAGCTCCTCTTAACATTATAATATTACTACCTACAGTTGTAAGGTCATCCGTACCAGAATGTATAGTAGTAAACTCTCGTATCCAGTTATCATCTCCAATCCGACAACGACCTGGTTTGTTATAATCAGTATGTTCTGGTCTTGTGCCAACGGCACAATGA